CGCGCCGGCACCTTTAATGACGCCAACCTACGCAGGTAAGTAGTTCGGCTCCAGGGCTTCACAGCCCTGTACGCGTAAGTCCGACGTACACTGCCAACGGAAGGCTGGTATACGTCTCTCTTTCTCCCCCCCTCCCGACCGTGTTGCCAAGTAAACAGGTACATAGCGACCTGCTCGTCGGGATCAAGGCGTCTCCGTACGCCTTGAAGTAATGTGGAACGCCCGTCGGGGACGCACGGAAGACAGGTAAAGAACCTGTTCCACATTGATTGTTCGCGCGAGTACGCCACGAACGATCTAGGATTCAATCCTAACTGGGAAGGGAGAAACCCCCATTTCTTTCCGATTCGTGAACGGATGAAGGCATCCGTCCACTTAACTGAGCCGGCAACAGCTTTAGAAGCGTGCAGCATCCCGGCGTAATCAGAAAGAAATCCACCTCTCCGCAAGTGGCGAATCTCACGCCACTTACCCCCTCTACCTATCAAGAACGCTGTTGAGTTGATCTCTGCGACACGTTCTGATCGAATAGTCTTCAGATCATTTAACTTGTACCCGCTAGGGTAATCTGAAGCTTCGAGATAGCGGTTGGCAGACACAAGAGTGTCGTCACCGTTAACTAGGACTGTGCCTTCTTCCCCGCGGAGCGCCCAACGCGCTGCGAGGTAGGAGTGAAGACACAGGAGGGGAAAAGAGAGGTAGCCCCCCATCATCTGCCCGTGCGATACTTCCCTTTCCTCTCCGGCACAATCAACCAATGGCCGGAGTGACTGAAACGCCCGAAGGCGTACCGGTCCTGGAATCTGACGGCTCTTTCGAAGTAAAGAGCCAAGTATCGCCTCTGTCACATCGAGTGACAGGTTGTCTGTGGCGCTCACCAGATCTACCGAGGTCTGGCAAGGGTAAACACAAGCAGATGAAACTCTCCTCTCCGTCGGTGGTCCGACAAGACGCCATGGTAGCCTCATCAAGTGATCTTCAACCACCTTGTGAAGCGGCGCGAGAATTTCGACGCTCTCATCATAGATGACTAACGGTCTACACTTCCCGGCGCTCATGACTTCCTTGTACCGGGCTCGGACAGGCTGCTCGAAAGGAACTGAGTGGCCTGTCAGGCACTGACGACGGAAATCTTTCCCTTTGCCTGCAAAGAATAGGTCGGCACGCGGTGTGCTCATTCTTGCAGTGGGGTTAGGAGTATGCCGCCAAAC